TTCTCACAGGAAGAGGAGCAGTGAAATGCCGAAGTGCATCATCGGTCCCAATGGAGTGGCTCACGGCCCAATGTGCAAGGACGGCCGCTTGTGCGGTCGGCGCGGAAACCGACTAGAGAGCGACCGCAAGCCGCAGCCCACGCTCACCGACGAGGAGCGGACGTTCCTGCGGATGGTGCGAGACACCTATGCGATGCAGGACGACGACGAGGTTTGCGGGATGATTTCTGCTTCGATAAGCGGGTTGCTGGAGCGGACGAAGTGAAAAGAGTCGGCCCTGCTCCCGTCGAACGCCTTGGTGCCACCAGGGTCGCTGACGTAGGCGGGGCGGGGCCGACCTACACCATGCCGTATGTGATACGAAAAATGCCTAACGAAATGCCTTGGTATGCGTGGTTTTCTCTGGCCGTACTCATCCCGGCGTCGTTCTTTGGGTCGGCTTGGTTGATGCACTGGGCAACAGGAGCCGACCCGCTGGTAGACGAGATATGGCGGCTGCGTGGGCAGAACTCGGTACTGCGGCAAAGGCTTGAGCAACTGGAGGGCGAGCGGCGACGGGATGCCGACACGCTGCGCAAGGTGATCGGGAAGTGAGAACGCACAGGATAAGCGGCGGCCCCGCCGTCCGCTTCATCCGCTGGTTCTGTGGTTTGTTGGGCGACACAACAGGAGAAGACGAATGCTCTACAACGCAATCAAGCGGCGAGACAACCTTATCTCAGGTCTGCGCGACTCGCAGGAGTTTTTTTGCAATGCCATGAACAGGCAGCATGGCAGCCTCATCGACTGGATGCGGTGGCAGATTGAGAAGCGGGAGACGCGGCTGGAAACCATTGGGCTCATCGCCAAGGCGGGCGGCGAGCCGTTGACCGCAGATGCCGCCAAGACGGCCGGCGAGGTGGCGGCATTTCAGGCCGTGCTGGCGTACATCAACAATGGCTGGAAGGCAGAGTAGCCACAGAACTTGTCATTATCCAGACCCGTATAGCGCAGCCCCCGCCGGATAACGCGGCGCGCAACCCACGCCGCGCGGCCGCGAGACGGCAGAGGCCGGCGCTATGCGGCCCTCGATAAGCAACCGAGACTGAGGCATGACAGCATGAGCATCGTAGGCATCTCGATGTGGTACGCCGACGCGGGAAAGCACCTGGCTGACCGCGTGATGCACCTGTTTCGGAAGGTGAACGTCGATCGCTGGGTGTTCTCCATCCGACCGTCGAATGACTCCACACAGTTCATGCTGTCTGCCATTGCCGACCGCGTGGGCGTTGAGTGCGAACTGTTCGTCGAGCCTGAAGAGCAACTCGCCGACCGCCTGCCGAGGCTTTCGGCGGCTGGCGACGCCGCCCTCGAGTTCGTGCGAGAATCGGATGACTACGTTCTGTGGCACGAGAGCGACCTGTTCTCGCCGCCTGACATCGCCGTGCGCCTCGGCGACGCCGGTTGCGTCGGGGCAGGGTCCATCGGTGCCATCGGTGGCTGGCCGTGGCTGTCGCATTGCCCCCACCACCCCGGCCTCGGCATCAAGACGCCGCACCACGTTTTGTTGAACCCGCCGATGTTCTACGACACCTGGGGGTACAGAAAAGACGGCGTCCGCTTTGGCAACCAGCCACCACATCACGAGTGCCACACGCCCGACCAGCCGTTTCGCCTCGACAGCGTCGGCAGCGTCGTTCTGATCGACGCCTCCTACATCCGACGCGGCGCCCGCATGCACGGCAACGGCCTCGTCGGCCTCTGCGACGACATACGCCGGCTGGGCGGCGAGGTCTGGTGCGACCCGACGGTGCCTGTTGTCCAGCCCGTGGAACTGTGGAACTTCAACAATGACTAGACCCGAACAGGTATGGTCAATCGACCATGACTACGAGGAACTCTACGCGAGCAAGGTCGCGGACGGCCGGGCCGTGGCCGCCGAGATGAAACTCGCCATCGTGGCGATCGCCCGCAACTCCATGCCGCACCTGACGAACACGTTCAGCCTGCTGGACGAGGTCGCCCGCGGGTTCAAGGAGTGGACGGGCTACGTCTACGAAAACGACTCGACCGACGGGACGGCGGAAGAATTGGATCGCCTCCAGATGGTGTACCCGTGGATGAACGTCGACCACGACACCCTCGGCGGCATCGACGCCCGCGGTTTCGAGCCGGAGCGGACGGTGCGGCTGGCAGCCTGCCGGAACCGATGCCTCCAGTGGGTGCGAGAGAACGCCGCCGACTCGACGTTCACGCTCGTCGTGGACACCGACCCGCACCACGGCTTCAGCGTGGACGGAGTCTTCAACAGCGTCGCCTGGCTGGCCCATTTGCGGTCGCGATCCTGCCCCCAGCAGGCCGGCTGCATGGCCTCATTCAGCCTGGGCCGGACTGAGCGTGGCGTGTTCCACTACGACGCCTGGGCGGCGCGGGCGAATTGGTGGCGGGACCGGAAGAACGAGATTGGATTCACATGGTTCTCCGCGTTCATGCCGCCTGTCGGCTCGCCGCCGATCGCCATGAACTCCGCGTTCGGCGGCCTTGCGCTGTACTGGACCGAGGCATACCTCTCCGGCGGGTATTCTGGAGAGGACTGCGAGCACGTTCCGCACCACCGTCGGATGGCCGAGGCCGGCTGGCAGGTGTTTCTCAACCCCGGCAGCCGCTACATCGCCATCTGGAACCCATGACACAGCCAAATCCTCGACGTCGGATGACCCCAGAGGAGTTGGCGGTTTCAAAGGAGCGAGCGAGCGCGAAGCGGCGGTTCCGCCGGCGGTGGTCGTCCGACGCCACCATTGAGGAACTGTGCGGCGAATTCGGCATGGACGAGGACGCGCTGATGGCCTACGCCGCTGGCATCGGCATCGTCGGCCGCGACCCCCCGGGCTGCTATCTGCCGACCCGGGAGGAAATCCTCCTGGCCTGCGCCAAATTCAGGGCCGGCTGGACGGAAACCGAGCGCCAATCACGCCTCGGGGGCCGAACGCCAGTGTAGAATCAAAATGGCTACAGGACACGACACCATGCCGGCCGCGGAGGTACATCTGACGGTCGTCGGTGGCGAGGCGACGCTCACATTGACGTTCGACGGCAAGCAGGTCGAACGCGAGGTGTGGACGCTGCCTGGAAAACTGAGCCGGACGGAGCAGCAGCAGACGGTTCGCGTGGTCTTCGACTCGACCTACGACTTTTTGAACTACGCGGTGAACGGTGACGAGTGACGGCAGGATCGTAGACGTAAAGGAGTTGCGGCAGGCGTCGCATGGCGACGACACGCCGCCGCTGATGTCGCTGGTGCCAGAGCCGCCGCCGAGTCACTGGGGGACGATGACGAGCCAGAGCAGGACGCTCTCGCCGCAATACATTCGGTTTCTGAAGAGACACAAGGAGGTGCGAGATGTCGATGCCAAACGATGAGGAAATCTACGGCGCCGGGATGCCGATCCTCGACAAGCTCAAGCTGCTTGCCGAATGGGCGCCGGTGATTGGTCGGGTCCAGTCGGTTCTGGACGCCAAGACCCCCTATGAGCAGGCGACGGCCATCGTCAAGACGCTCCAGTGGGCCGCTGGTAAGTCCTCGACCGCCCTGGATGACGAGGCACTGTTTCACCTGGAGGCGCTGCTCAAGACTCCAGAGGGGCAGGCGTTCTTCGGCTGGGTCGTCGCGAAGGTGTCGGCATGACAACCATGCAGATTCTCGCCGTGATCGGCGCGGCCGTGGCCGCCTTCGGCCCGCAGACGCCGTCGGCTGTTCGATGGGCGATCGGCCTCTGGCAGGACGACCACACCGTCCCGCTGCCCAAGCCGCTCGAGGAGGCCATCGCCCCGTCGTATCAGAGCGCCATCGCCAATCTGGCGGCGGTGCGGTTTCGCCTGCGCGCGACTGAGCGTCTGGGCGAGGAGCAGCGGAAGGCGGTCGATGTGCTGACGCTGGCGCTCGTCGACGGGAGCGACGTATGAAACTCGAAGCGAGGTGGATCGTGGTCGCCGCCCTCTTGTTCTTTGCCTGGAAAGGCGCGGACCTGTCCATGTACTGGCCGCACCCGCCCGCGACGACTCTCCAGACCCCTCGCCCCGACGCGGAGTCGATCAAGCTCGCCGCCCCCCTCGCGGCGATCCTCCCGAAGATGCTGCCGCACGACCGGCAGTACCTGGCGGCGATGTACGACGCGATGGCGTTCGTCCTTGCCCGTGACGGCGAGCGGGAGTCGCCGATCATCGCCACGACGGAGCAACTAGTCGACTTTCACGCCAGCTCTCTGCGGTTGACGGTCGACAAGGCGAACATCGGCAAGTACCCAGGGCTGGCCGAGGCCATCGACCAGACGTTCGTCAACGCCTGTGGGGCCGACCCGCAGAAGGTGGACGCAAAGCTGCGATCTCGGGCTGTGGCGGCGTGTGCTGCCCTCGCGTGGACGCTGGTTGTCGGCACCGATGAGTGACGCCGTGTTCGACCCTCTCGACGCCTACTCGCGCGGTTTCGCCGGCTGCCGGCCGAATCCACTGGCCGACGAACGGTTCGCCGATTCGATCATCCGCAGGGGCGGCAACCCCGACGGCGGCGAAGTCGCTCACGAGTGGGAGTTCGCGGACGCCGGCAAGGGCAAACTCACCCTTCTGTCCCCTGTCGTGGACAAGGTGTTCCCTGGCTGCTGGCCCGGCCCGACGCAGCTCTTTGGAGATTGCGTCGGCAAAGGCTGCGCGTCTGCCCTGCTGACGAGCCTCTCGCTCGAGATCAACGACGGCAGGCCAGACGAGGTTACTGGTCACGTTGAGGTCGCGCCGGAGTTGCCGCGAGAAGGCGTCCTCAATGTCCCGATCGCGAGCGAGAGCCTGTTCGCGTGGAGGGGGTTTGACGGCGACGGGTGGTTTTGTTCTGCCGCCGCCGAGACGGCGACGAAGAAGGGCTTCCTGGTTCGGAAGCCATACCCGGAACTCGGCTTCGACCTCACCCGCTACACCGAGCAGACGATCCGCCTTGGCGGCAGGAAGCTCCCCGGCGACAAGTGGCTCGCCGAGTCGAGCAAGCACGTTGCCAGGACGGCCACGTTCTTGAAGGGCCGCGAGCAGGTCCGCGACTTCCTGTTCCGGGGCTATGGAATCTTCAACTGCTCGTCGATGGGCTTCGAGCGGACCAGAAATGAGGATGGGGTCAGCCGACAGATCGGCAGTTGGGCGCACAGCCAGGTCTACATCGGGTACGACGATCGCCCTGAGACGCACCAGAAGTACGGGCAGGCGCTCGTGGCCTGGCTCAACAGTTGGAACGTGTGGAACAAGGGGCCGCGTGGCGTGCGTGGCGTGCCGGGCCTCGAGATTCCAGAGGGTGCGTTCTGGGCGCTGGCGAACACCATCGACCGCGCCCAGAACATCGCCCTCTCCAGCGTGGCCGGCTGGCCGCGTCGGAAGCACACGACCTACGGTGCGAAGGGGAACGTATGAGGAACTTGGTCATCGACATCGTCGGCGCGGCGCTTCTGTGTGTCGGCGTAGCGAGCGTTGCAGGCTGCGTGGAGCGCAGCGTCCGCGACAACCTACAGCCGATGGTGGCGGTGACTGGAAACTACGGCGTGTGGGCCGGCGCCGTCGATGAGCCGAAGCCACCGGCCCCACCCGGCGTGTGCAGCGCCTGCAAGGGGACGGGCAAGGTGCTCGAGCGTCCAGACAAGCCCGACCTCAAGGTGTACATCACCTGCTCAGCCTGCGGCGGGACGGGGAAGGCCAAGACCAAATCGGAGGCGCCATGCGTCACGGGAACGTGCCGGCCAGCGATGCGGTCTACAGGCCGCTGAAGTCTTACGTTGCGGCCAACGGCGGCCTGCGGCTGGCGATGCGGGCATCGCTCCGCGACCGTCTCGTCGAGCAGATCGTCGAGGACTGGCCGACCGACTGCCCGCCAGACCGGCTCGAGGAAGTGGTGCGTGCCAGAGTGAGCGTTCGGCTGCGGCAGCAGTACGGGGGCGTCGTGGCGATGTTCCTGCTGTCGATGATCGCGCAGGTGGTCATCAAGCTGGTGATCGAGTGGTGGTTCTCCCGGCAGAGCCACCGTGTTCTCATGCACGGGTGGTCCAGTGCCGCGCAGAATCCCAACGTATAGGCCGCGCTTCGGCTCGTTTCGCCGGACGGAGGAGGCCCGCCCGAGTTCCAACGCACGGGGGTACGGTTCGCCGGCGTGGCAGCGGGTTCGGAAGGCCGTGATCGCCCGTGCCGGGGGGTGCTGCGCCGCCTGCGGGAAGGTCTGCCACCGCCCTGGGGACAGCCAGGTCGATCACATCACCGCCAAGCCCCTCCACGAGGCCGCAGAGGCCACGCCGCTGTCGGGGCTGCAACTGCTCTGCCGACGCTGCCACGGCTTGAAGACGGCCAGCGAGGGCCGTTAGCCGGCCCCCTTCTCCTTGGCCGCCTTCCGCAGGCGTTTTGTGACGCCGGAGGCTGCGCCCCCGGCGGCCCCCCACTTCCGCACGCTGGCCTGATGAGCGTCGGAGTAGTAGGGGAAGTAGTACTTCTTGACGACGTCGAGCCGGTCGCGCCGGATCAGCCGGCGGCCGAAGGCGGTGTATGTGACGTCCTCGCCGGCCGCCTCGGCTCGAGCGATTGCGCGGTAGACGGCACGCTTGTTCGGTGCGCCGATCGCCGCCGCGGCGTCGGCCGGTGTGACGAGGTCTTCCAGGTTCATCGCAGTACTCCTATGACAGCCTCGGACAAGTCTACGAGTTCGCGGGCGACCCGTCGAATCGGACCTTTGGTTTCCACGGCCGGGGGCGGTGCCGCCGCTGGTTGCCACGCCCCGGTTGCCACGGGCGGGGGTTGCCACTGAACGGGTGCCGGTTGCCACGGGGGCGGCACGGCCGGCGTCGGCTCCTCCGCGACGATGCCGCGGAGGAGCACGGCGACGACCAGGACGAGCACAGCCCGCCAGGTATCGCGGACGATGCCGATCATACGGTCACCACGACCGGATCGGCCAGGTCGGCGGCCTGCTTGGCGAGGCTTGCCGCACCGGCTGCCACCTGCGCGGCCACCCACTGGCGTGCCTCCGCTTGGGTCGGGAACAAACGCTCATGGTAGTAGAGGACTCGCGGCGACTGGCCGTGGGGCCGGACAATGCCCCCCTCGGGCATGACGACCTCGACCAGCTCCAGGCACACCGATGCCGCCGCGGCGGCGATCGGCCTGTGCTGCGAGATCGACACCCATGCCGACCACGCTTGGTCACCTGTATTGAATCCCTCGATCCTCTTCATCGCTCTGCTCCTCTGGGTTGCCACAGTCCACTATCTCGGCCGGTAGCCTACACAGACTATCGGCCAGTAGCCTAGTCCTCCTCGCGGTTTTTGCGGCGGCGTTCGGCCCGCCGCCGCTTCCTCCGCTCCTCCAGTTCGCGGACGGCCTCCTGTGCCACGCGATTCTGTGCCTCGCGGGCCGCCGCCGCCGTCGCCAGGCCGTGCTCGACCAGGAACGTGAGCCAGCCGGCTTCGTAGGGTGACACTCTGTTGTTCATCGCCTCGCCTTTCTGTTAGCCGGTGTAGTAGTAGTTGCCGTCCGTATCCTTGCCGATGAGCATCCCGGCCCACAGACGCTCTGCGGCCTCCGCGATCGCCCTGTCCGCTTTCCTCGCGTCCTTGTCTTTCCGTATCCACCGCGTCAGGCCGACCGCCGAGGCGTGCCACTCTCGCTGCTCTGATAGCAGGTCGCAGATGGCTCGCTCGTCTGCCGACAGCAGCGGCAGCGGTCGCCCCTCCAGCGCGACGACGGTTTTCACGGCGTCTTCCAGTTTCTGCTTGTCCATCGTATTTCGGTCCTCTGGTTTCGCCGCACGGGGCGGCAGGGGGTAATTTCACCGGCAGAACCGCGTCTGCTCGCGAAGGTCTTGGATGCCGCGGGCCTCGGCCTGCCGGCGGGTCATCACGAGGTAGAGATCGCCGTTGAGCTTGCGCTCGGCAACCTGCCGGCTCGACGCCACGCAGGATTTCACGATCTCGTCGGGTGCGCGGCCTTCGCCGTCCATCACCGCCACATATTCACGCTTCATCGTCTCTCTCCTCTGGTTTCGCCGCACGGGGCGGCAGGGGTAAATCGAACACTGGTTGCTGCGGGCCGGGGTCAGGCAAAATCGACTTGAACATCTGCGATAACGCGGCACTCGCCGCACGACGCCACGCGGAGGTCGTCAAGGCCAACGGTCACCGTGTCGCCCTCCTCGTCGTGTCCGAATATCACGATGCCGGCCTCCTCCCCAGCCTCGCCCCACCATGAGCCATCGGACTCCACCCAGTCGGCGTCTGCGATCCTGTTCCGCGGCGTCCAGCCGACCGGCCGGCACCATCGCGCGCCAGCGATACCGGAACGGTGGCAGACGAGCACCTCGACCATCGGCATCACACCAGCTGGCGGCTCGGCGTATCCATCGTCAGGACGACTCCAGCCACCGGCGCGAGCCTCGGCTTCGGAGATCATCGCCTCGTCGTTCACGTTCAAGTAGCCGTCCTCGTCGCCAACGATACGGCCGGTCAGCTTGCCGTGCCGGTCGATCTCCGGCCAGGCACCATCCCATCCGCCAGTATTGAAAATCTCGCCCCACTCGCGGCTCTTGTAGTGCAGGCCGGCTCCGGCTTCGCACCGCCGCTCGTCGGTCATCTCGTCGTAGGGTCGCATCGCTCGTCTCCTCGTCTCTGTGGTTTGCGCCCGCCGGCCCCGTGCCGGCGGGCGGGGTGATTGGTCAGCCGATCACGCGGGCAATCGCCTCGACGTAGTGTCCGCGAGTGTCGCCGGTCTGGATGTCGCCAGACACCTGGGTCAGCCTGCACTGCCTGCCGTCGATCTCGATCGTGTCGCCGACCGAGTAGCCCCATCCGTGCGCGTCGCACTCCGGCGCATCGTGACGGTCGAGCGCCACGCCGTCGCGGTCGATCACGGCCGCGTAGGTCTCGTCATGCTCGTACAGTGCCAGCCCGTATTCGGTCGCCGCCGCTGGCGCCTCGTCATCCATCGCGGCCGCATCGGCAATCGCCGTTGCCACGACCTCCACCGCGGCCTCGTCGCCGCCGATCGCTCGGGTGCAGGTATCGACCATCGCGTAGTCGCGAGCCGCCGCGGCCTCGTCTCGCATGGCGGCGATTTGCTGGTGGGTCAGTGTCTTGGTCGTCATCTTCGCTCTCCTCGTCTCTAGGGTTATGGGTTTCCACGCTCCGGGCCGCGTCGGCCCGCCCGTCGCCCCCGTGCCAGCGTTTCGCCGGCCGGGGGTTGCGGGCGGGTCGTCAGGCCGTCGCCTTGTTCTCTCGCAGGTGCCGGCGAGCCGCCCGCCGCAGATCGGCCTCGACGGCCGCCTCGGGCCTCGGTTCCTCATGGTCGAGCGTGAACGTGACGCGGGCCGTGCCGCGGTAGAGCTTCGCGCAGTCCAGGCCGGTCAACTCCTGCCACCCGCCGCGGAACCGGAGATTGCCAGCCGCACCAGGCATCCGCTCGCAGTCAAGGTAGTCGATCACTCGCTGCGGGAGATCACGCAGCGGCACGACCTTGCCGCCTCGCCTCACGGCGACAAGGAGGCCGCCCAGGATCGACGGCCGGAAGGCCGCGGTGTACCGCTCCTTCCGTTTCGTCGTGCGGGGTACGAAGAACTCGCCCAGCGGGTCGCAGCCGGTCGAGGCAACGTCCCGCGAGTAGTCAAGCCACGACCTGTCGATCTCGTCGGCGGTCGGGAGATCATCCGCACCGACCTCTTCATGGTCGCCGTCGCTGTAGTTGTCCACGGTGTAGGTGCCGTCATCGTCCAGCCAGTAACTGGACTTATGCCATCCGACGGGGCAGTCGTGCTCCCCGCAATTCCAGGCCACGGTCGCAATGATGTCTGCCATGATTATTCCCTCTCCTCTCGTTCCCCCGTCCGGGGGTCTGGTGAATCATCCATCAATCGAGCCGCCCAGGCAACGAGCCGGGGCGGCTGGCCGGTCAGGCCGGGCAGTAGTCCCCGAAGCACTCCACGAAAAACTTGATCTCGTCGTTCGCCAGCCCCTCGGCAACGAGCCGGCGGGCCGACGCCATCTCGATGCAGTCCTCGTAGCCGATCATCCGGCCAGAGGCGTCGAACAGGTCGTGCTCGCAGTAGCCGATCCAGTCGAGCTGGTGCTGGCACTCGACGTCGTCCAGCCAATCGAACGTCTCCCGCGTCAGCGGGCATCGGCCTGCCTCAGCGCACTCTTCGTAAAATCGCTTCATCGCTCCCATGATTCTCGTTCCTCCGCTCGGGGTTCCCGTTTCCACGTTCGGGGCCACGCGGCCCCTGCCGTAATGTCTGCGTCAGTATCCTAAGCATCGACCCTGCTAGGGTCAACCCTGCAACATTTCCGCCCGGCCCGCCGCACCCGATACGGCCGGGCGACCAGGCCCGCGACCGCCGACCGCCGCCGGCCCTCAACGTGGAGCAGCGCCCATCCGCCAGGCCCGTAGGCGAGCAGATAGACGCGGCTCCGCTGCCTGACGACCTCAGAGAGCCGGAACACGCCGCGGGCCGCCATCGGCACCCGCCGCCCGTCCGCGAGCCTGTAGTAGGGGCCGCCGGCCACCCGGAACGTGTCGCCCGGTTGGAGCGTCACGCGAGGGGAGAGCCGGTAGCCGCCGGTTTCGATGGTCGGGGTCATCAGAGCGACTCCTCCGTCCAGTGGTACGGCACTTCCAGGGCATCGCCGTCACGCTCGACGGCTCCGATGTAGGTCGGCCCGTCGCTGTCGGGCGCGATCTCTTGATCGTCGTAGTCGTCGTCTTCTATGGCCGCCGCACACGCGGCTTCGACGTTCTCGGCCTCGACCTCGATCCACGACTCCATGACGACCGTCCACTCGCGGCGGATACGGTAGGTGCGGGTCTTCTGCTTCGTTGCCATGATCCGGGTTCCTCGTCTCTCGGGTTTCCACATTCGGGGCAGGCGTCGATCGCCGGCATCCCCCTCGCCGCCGGCCGCAGGCGGCCGGGTCAACGGTCCTCGTCGTAGGCATCGAACCAGGGACCGCGCGCCTTGGTGCGCCGGCGAGCGGCGGCGCTGGTCGCCGTCCGGCTCGACGTCTCGGGGCTGCGGCAGTGGGCCTGCGCCTGCTCCAGGGTCAAGCCGCGCTTGATGGTGCGCGGCCGGTGGCCGTCGTTCGTGTAGCAGCGGACGATGCGGTAGGTGCTCATCTCTCGTTTCCTCGCTCGGTGGTCACTCGTTTCCACGTTCCAGGGGGGCCGGTCACGCGCCGGCCCCCGTAGTCTCGTCTGGTAGCCTCAGTCGATCGCCAGAGGCATCATCACGGCGACCACACGCTCACCGGCCTCGATGCCCTTCCCGATCGCCACGGCCGACAGGGCATCGGCGGCCTGCACCACCGCGGTGCCGGACGGGCTGAACAGCTCAACCGCCGCCAGCGCGTCGGCCAGGAAGGCATGGTCCAGGCAGACGCGGGCCGGGGCCGACCGCACCTGATTCACGAACGTCGCCCCGCGGCCCTCCATCCCCTCGGGGCCAACCCACAACCCGCGATCATGCTTGAACGGGGCGTGATACTTTCGCTGCTGCTTCGCCACGGCCGCCGCGGCGGTCCAGGCGGCCTTCGCGGTCGCCACCTCGGCCCGGTGCCGGCGGGAGAACTCGGCCACCTCGGCCGTCATCGTATCGACGTCCACGACGATCCCGCCGACGTCGGCGGTCGCCGGCTCGACGACGTCCCGCCACCGCGGAAACCGGCCTTGGATGAGCCGGGTGGAGATCATCACCGACAGGTCGCCATGCCCCCAGACGAGCCGGACGACCGTCCCGTCCGTCTCGACGGTCACCGCGCCCCGCAGGAGGGCGGCGGCGAGCGCCTTGCCGGCCAGGCCGCGCACAGCCTTCACCGCGGCCCGCGTGACGGCCGCCAGCCGCCTCCAGGCATCCGCCGGCACGACGCAATGCTCGGGCGTCCCGCCCGCGATGCTGGACGGCTGGAGGTGCGCCGCGTGGAGGCGGCGACCATCGGTCGCCACGACCGCGAGCATCGATCCCTCGCGGCATTCGATGAGCGTCCCGCCGAGAGCATAGCGGCTCGTCTCGGTGTCGGTCGCCGGCACGACGGCGCCGACGATCTGCTCGACCTGTCGCCAGTTGAGCGCCGCCGCGAACGTCCGGCGGTCGCTCATCGTCGGGGCGTCGGCCACGTTCCCCGGCTGGAAGACCTCATAGCCCTCGGCGCCGCCGTCGTCGGGGCTGGCGATCGTCACCCAGACGTCGCCATCGGTGGTGGTGGTGGTCATCCGGGTGGCGGTGCGCTGGATCACCGCGCCGGTCTTCCGGCCGCGGGCGGTCTTCAAAGCTGCGATCGTCGGGAGGGTTTCGGTCGTGTTCATCGTCGCGTTTCCTCGTTCGGGGTCATCGATCCGCCGCGGCTGGCAACACGCCGGCCGCGAGTGTGTCGGTCTGGAGCCTAGCCTTGATGGTCAGCGAGGTAGGTTACCTCGTCGGCCAGCTCGGCTGCGGTCATGCTGTCGAATCCGTCGATCTCGGAGGCGGCATCCAGGCCGGCGGTCGCGTACTCGATGCTGCACCGCACCCGGGCATCACGCACCTCGCATGAATTGAGCATCTGCCCGTGACCGTAGGCATCGTCGGCGACGTCGTCGCCGAAACGCTGCGCCAGCTCACGGGCCAGCACCATTGCCACGGCCGCATTGCGGGCCACGCCCGCCCGGTAGAACCGCAGGCAGAGCAGATCGTAATCGCTCGCCGGCCGCGGCCGCAGCCCCATCGGTTCAGGGAAGTGGATCATTTTCATCGTCGCGTTTCCTCTATCGGGGTCACGGTTTCCACGGCCGGGATCGTCCCGGCCACGCATGAAGATAGCATCGTCACGGGGCGGGTCAAGCCTAAAATATTTCCATCGGTTTTCGCGAGGGTTTCTGCGATCCGGGGTTCGGTGGACACTTGGGATCGTGAGAATTCGGGTTGCCACGGTCGGGGTTTCCACGGTCGGGGTTTCTATGGTCGGGGTTCGGGTTTCTACGATCCGGGGGGCGGGTTGCCACGGTCGGGGGACGAGCCGGCAGGCCGGCGCTCGATGAGGTCGTGGCCTGCGGCTGGACGGCGGCAGCGGTCGCCCAGGTGGCCGACCACCTCGATGAGGTCGTGGCCTGCGGCTGGACGGCGGCAGCGGTCGCCCAGGTGGCCGACCTTGGATACCCTTGGTTTCCACGCTCGGGGGCATCCTCGAGTCCTCCGGGTTTCCACGCTCGGGGCAGGCTCGTTGCCGGCACCCCCCTCGCTAGCCTCGTCTGTCGGCTTTAGCAACCAGCTCGCGAGAGACGTCGGACGGCCGCCTGCCTTCATAGCGAGCGGGTACGTCGCGGATACTCGTTTCGGCTATGTACCGCGGCAGTCCTTGCCGCAAACGATCGTTTTTCTCTGCCCGCCTGCACAGAGCCAGCACAACGGCGTCCCCGTCATAGCACTCAAAACACGAATCGAAACTTCTTGTTGTGGGGCGCCCGCTGGTTATCCACTTTGCCGCGTAGTCGACTCTGGCTAAGAATGTCTTTTGCATCGTCAAGGTTCCTTTGTTGCTATCGTTCTCACGTTCCGGGTCGGCACGCTGCCGGCCCATCCGTCGCCCCCGTCGTGTTTCCACGGCCGGGGGTTGTGGCCGTCGCGTTTCCATCCACGGGGGCAGGCAACTGGCCTGCCCCCGTATCGTCTTGGTCAGTAGTCTACGAAAGCCGTCTCCACCGCCGTCAATTCGTCGGCCGTGAACGTCCGGCGCAGGGCCGCCGCCGTCTCGCGGCAGGCGTTGAACATACGCTCGGCCGTGCGACTGTCTGGGGCATACCCGTAGTTCGCCGCCCAATCCTCAAAACGGTCGTCTGTCCCGCTGGCATCCATGAGCAAGCTATGCACAACGTCGGCCACGGGCGGCGGCGGCACGGGGCGGCCGAGACGATTCCCGTAAAGGATGCCCGTCTCGCACTCGGCCTTCACGGCCGCCGTGAGCGCCTTCGCTTTCTTGTATTCCGGGGCATGAGCGCAGCCGGCCGAATAGTCCGTCGCGTGAAACTCCCGCCCGTTTCGCCGGACGGACACCCGCCACCGCAGCGTCGGCGTTTCGCCGGCCGGGGTATCGCGGGGAATGAATGTCGCGTCGATTGTGATGCCAAGAGTGTTGAGAATGTCCATCGTCGTTTTCCTCTTTCTAGGGGTCCACTCGTTTCCACGGCCGGGGGCAACGTGCCGCCCGGCCTTGTTGCTCCGTCTGTAGCCTACGCCCACGTTTCAACCGATCCCATATCCTGCCGATAGCCGCGAGCGCCGGGGCAACGGGCCTCGGGGTTGTTAAGGACGGGGTTACTTTCGGTTTCCACGGCCGGGGTTTTAGCATGGCGCCCGCATTGTCGGGCAGACTTTTTCCAGACGCGCCACGGCAGCCGCAACCGTCTCCGGTTCCATTTCAGAATCGTAACCGGCGGCGCGACGGGCGGCCCGTCGCGCCGCGTGCTCTGTCGGTTGGTCGTTGAATGATTCTGTACGGTAGTCGCCCACCAAGATGAACAGTTCAACGTCGGCGGGGCCGTGCTCTAGCCGTTGGTGCGGTACAACCGCCGTCAGTGTCCATCCGCCCTGCCTTTGCGGGCATAGCTTCATTTTCACGCGCCGGCCGTGGCGCCGTTTCCATGCCCGAAAGAACTCGGCACCGGTGCATGAAATGTCAACGGCACGATATTCCGAATTGCAATTGAAATGCACTGTATAACCCTCACGGTTTCCACGAACGGGGGCGCCACGTTGACGCCCCGCCCGTCGCCCCCGCCGGTTTCGCCGGACGGGGGTTGCGGGCGGGGCGGTTAGCGGGCCGCCGCTATATTCTTGGCAAGCGCAGCCGCCATCCGATCGGCTTCCCCCGCGGCTTCCGCGGCCGTGCGGTATGTTGCGTCCCCGGCGCCGCTGGCATCGACCCGCCCGCCTTGCTGAAACCCGCGGTAAAGCAAAATCCACCGCCGCGTATACCGCCCCGTCTCCGGGTCACAATCATCCGCCGCCGTCACGACAAAATCCCCGCGGGTATATTCCGCCCGTGTCGCGCCGTCTCCGGCAAGGTTGCGATAGTGTTTCACGGTCCAGCCGCGCATATGAATACTCTCCGTTTCCAGTGTTTAGATTCTCCCCGTGCCGGCGCGTGCCGGTTTCCACGAACGGGCCGCCCGTTGACGGCGCCGCGGTTGCCCCCGCCGGTTTCCACCGTCGGGGGGCGCCGCGGGGCCGTTTACGCGCGGTCTGTAGCCTTGCGCCGTTTCAGCCGCACGAACATACCCGGGCCGCCGCCGCGCCCGTACCATCGGCTACCATCGGGCGACGTGGCATCAACCGTGAAATACTCCCCACCGAAACCGCCACGGTGGCGGCGGGAGTGGGTTACGGTTGCCAGCTTGCCCCCCGGCCACGTTGAAATATTCCGGCCGTCGCCCGAAACGTACGCGCAATATGTTTCCGCCGCTGCAAAATCCGCCCGTTCCCTCGCGTCGCAGCATGAAAAACACAACCGCCGCCCGTCGGCCGTTCGCCCGTATCCGGTTGTGCAAGCCGCGCCGCATCCTTCACAATGTACCGTTTCCGTTTCCATCGTCATTCCCTCCCGTTTCCACAATCGGGCGCCGCGCGGCGCCCCCGTCGTCGGCGCCCGCGGGCGGCGCCGATTGCGGGGGGGTCAGGCGTCAAGAAAGCAAGTCGGACGGACTGTGAAGGATTGCCGCGGCCTCACTCCAATCGCCCCGGACCGCTGCCATTAGTTCGCGGAATCCGCCGGAATAACTGTGTCGTCGGAAATACTCGGCCCGGTCGCGGGGCCGATAGCAGTTCTCCCACACTTCGGCGCATTGCTCATCTTCTCGCCGTGAAAAGTCGTCGTCGTCCAGAATCGGGTAACTCTTGAGACGTTCGGCACACCTATCGGCCGCGCGCAATGCGGCCGTATCGTCTTCATGAATGGCAATCCATTCAACCCAACCGACCGCCCAATGCGACTCGCGCACAATCTGGACGGTTTCCGATTCTCCACCGACGGCGCGCAGGGTAGCGTAGAAATTCGATTCCGTCAGACAATCGGAATCCCGGTGACGACCGGCAGAGACGTAGTGTTCCGGCCAGTCTGCGCCGGCGTAGTCTCTCGGGAGTTTCCAGCGCTTCAGGAATTCGGGGGTATAGGTTGCGGTTTCCATTGTCTTGAGTCTCCGTTTCTTTCGGTTCAATTGTCCGGCCCCGCGGCAACGCGCCGCGGGGCGTTGTCGTGCACAGTAGCCTATGGAAGGAAGGCGAAAGCGTACCCGCTTCCGTGAACGCCCCCGCCCACAATCCGACGGCCGACGATTCCCAGTTTCCCTGCAAGCGCTTTCGCGGCGCCGGCGTGATTCTCAAAAATTCCGGCCGCGTGATCCCACGAGTATGTAGCGGTTTTGCCGCTACCCGTCGTCGCCTTTACCCGGCCCGGCTTGTAGTTCGTCGGGCCGATATAGCGGGTAGTGATGATAGCGGCGGTTTCCACCGCGATAGTTCCGGTTTCCATTGTCTTGAGTCTCCGTTTCTTTCGGTTCAATTGTCCGGCCCCGCCGCGGCCGTCGGCTTCGAGAAAAAACTCGTTTGCCAGTTCCCGCGGGTTCAACGTGCCAGAAATTACGCTTCCGATTCTGTGCATGATCATATCTTGAGTCTCCGTTTCAAGGTATCGGCCGCGGCCGGGCGCCCGGCCGCACGCCAAAAGGATAGCACGGTCCGCGGAAGTGTCAAGTGTAGTATCGGCGGCGCCGCCGCGGGAATTCAATCGTCGTGGTCGGACACTTAGCAGATGAGAATCGCCCCGCGCCGCGCCGCGCCGCAGAACATGCCCCCCCGGGGGGAGGGGGGGTGTACGCCCGTCCAGCCAAAGACGGCAGACCGCCTGTCCCCAGCCCCGCGTATTCGCGGCGGTATGGCTCATTCGCTGGCCGCCGACTTTCTTGACTCGCGAATCTGGAAAACACGGCTATTCGCCGTGTTTTCGGCGTGTTCTGGACCCCTTTGCGGCGGCGACCCCCAGTCCTCTACGCTGGTGTCATGGTTCGTGGACCCGCACCAACGCCGAAACACATCCTCCAGATGCGAGGATCGAAGGAGGCCAAGTACCGCGAGGAACTTGGCACCCCGGCTACCGCCCTGCCCGAGCCGCCCGAGTGGCTTCGGCCCTCGGCGAAGGCGATGTTTCGACAGGTCTGCGAGTTTACGCAGAGCATGGGAACGCTCTGTAACTCTGACGTCCAGGTAATATCGCGATATGCGATAACCTGGGACAAATGGCAGGAGGCCGAACAGCAACTCGCCAAGACGGGCGAGTGCTGGCGGGAGGTTCTCGCCCCCGACGGCTCCCTGCGATTCTGCCGCCCGACGAAGTGGCAATCGCAGAGCAACCACTGCCACGAGCAACTGCGGCAACTGGAAACCGTCCTGGGCCTGACCCCTGCCGACCGCACCCGCCTGGGGTACGGTGCGGTCAAGGTAACGACAGACCCGGTGGACGCCCTCTTTGACAACGACGCAGCGACGGGTTGACATCCGCGAGTTTGCGCGGCTGCTGAAGCATACCGAGTCCCCGTTCACCGGGCAGCCGTTCATCCCGGCCCCGTGGCAGGACGAGTACCTCGACGCCCTCTTCAACACGAAGCGGCCGGACGGCCGGCGGCAGTACCAGCGGAGCCTGCTGGCTTTGCCGCGGAAGATGGGCAAGACGGCCATGTGCGCCGTCATCGGCGCCTACGAGGGTTTCTTCGGCGAGGCGGGCGGGCAGATTCTTATCGCCGCCGGCGACCGGAAGCAGGCGAGCCTCCTGTTCACGGCCTGCTCGAGGTACATCGAATCCTGCCCCGGCCTGCTCAAGCGGTGCAAGATATACAAGAACTCCATCGTCATCCCGCACAAGCAGAGCACAATTCAGTTTCTTTCCTCCGAGCACAAGGGCAAACACGGGTACAACCCGAGTCTGGTCGTCGTAGACGAATACCACGTTCAGCCCAACCGAGATTTGGTCGATGTGCTGGAATCAGGCATGGGTGCTCGAGCCGAGCCGCTCGTCATCTATGTGACAACGGCCGGCATGGACCGCGTCGGCCCGTGCTATGACGAGTGGCAGCGGGCGCTCAAGGTCAAGGACGGCTTGATCGACGACCCGACGTTCCTGCCGTGCATCTTTGCGGCTCCTGACGACGCCGACCCGTTCGACGAGGCCACCTGGCGCATTGCCCAGCCGAACTACGGCACGACGGTGCGGAAGGAGTTCATGGAACGCGAGGCCGCGCTCGCCAAAGAGAGCGTGGTGCAGGAGATCAAGTTCCGCACGCTGTACCTGAACCAATGGGTTTCCAACGGGGCAAACCGCTATTTTCGCTCCGGCACGATCGACAAGTGCCTCGTGCCGACCAGGCCAGCAGGCAACCGCGTCGCCTACTGCGGCCTCGACTTGTCAAGCAACACCGACACCACGGCGTTCGTCGCGGTCTGGCCTGACGAGGACGGATCGTTCGACGTCCACGCCCACCTCTTCATCCCAGAGGACAACGCCGACAAGCCAGAAGCGCCGTATCGGCAATGGGCCAAGGACGGATTCGTTACACTTACGGAAGGCGATCTTGTCGATTTTGACGCGGTTCGGAACTACGTCCTCTCGTTTTGCGAGAAGAACGCAGTCCGCGCCGTGGCAATCGATCGATGGAACGCCACGCACATTACGACGCAGTTGGTGTCGGAGGGAGTCGACGTAAAGCCTTACGGACAAGGGTACGCGAGCCTCTCAGCGCCTACCAAGCTGCTTGAGGCACTCGCGCTGGGAGGCCGGCTTCGACTCGGTGACAACAAGGCCATCGCCCTCCACTTGAGCAATATGCAGTGTCGCGTGGACGATGCAGGGAACGTAAAGCCTACCAAACAACACTCTCATTCGACCGCAAGGATCGACGCCGCCGTGGCTCTCGTCATGGCCCTCGGATTGGCGAGTAGCGAGACGCACGGCCCAGAAGAAGACCCGCAACTGGTGGTGTTCTAAGCGATGCCAGATTTCGACGACGAGCACGTTGCCGACCTGCTGGAGATGCGGTCCAGCCTCTCGCGGGTCTTCGAGGAGATCGTCGAGAACAACCGGACCACTGCCGGCGTCACGGTCAGCCCCGAGAGCAGCCTGAAGTGCAGCGCGGTCCTGTGCTGCGTCCGGGTGCTGTCAGAGTCGATCGCGTCGATGCCGTTCAACCTCTACCGGCGACTGCCCGGCGGCGGCAAGGAAATCGCAGAGGACCAGCCCCTTCAGGAGGTGCTCGCCTACCAGCCGAACGACTGGATGACGTCGTTCGAGTGGCGGGAGTGGATGATGAGCCAGTTGCTCCTCTGGGGCAACGCCTACAGCCTCATCCGCCCCGGCCGGCGAGGGGCCGTCGATCAACTGGTGCCGCTGCACGCCAGCCGGATGACGATCGTCCGGCTCGAGAACGGCCGGCTCCAGTACCAGTACAAGGAGCCTGGGCAGGCCGAACCGAAGAAGTATCGCCAGGACCAGGTGTTCCACCTTCGCTGGCTCAGTTCGGACGGGGTCACGGGCTACGTCCCGACGTCCCTTGCCAGCGACGCCATCGCCCTTGCCAGGGCGACGGAACTGCACTCGAGCGCGTTCTTCGGCAATGGCGCCCAGACCGGGACGTACATCGAAACCGACCAGCCGTTCAAGCCTGACGCGCTGCGGAACTTCAAGTCGCAGTGGGACGACGCCCACCGCGGCCCGACGAAGGCGTTCTCCACCGTGGTCATGCCGTTCGGCTTCCACAAGAAGAACGACCCAGTCAACAACCAGCACGCGGAGTTGATCGCCACGCGGCGGCACCAGTTGGAGGATGTGGCCCGGTGCTACCGCGTGCCGCCCCATCTCCTCGGCGACCTGACCAACGTCCGCTACAACACCGTCGAGCAGTCGGCCATCGACTTCGCGACGTTCTCGCTGATTCCACACTGTCGGCGGTGGCAGTTTGCCGTCCGGCGCGACTTGATCGCGGACGCGGCGAACTACTTCGTGGAGTTCGACCTCTCGGCCCTCATGGCCGGCGACTACCAGGCCCGCTCTCAGTTCCTCCGCGAGATGTTCAACATGGGCTGCCTCTCAGTGGACGAGATTCGCGGCCAGATCGGCTACAACCCGCTCCCCGACGGCCTGGGCAACAAGCGGTTCGTCCAGGTGAATATGCAACTGCTGGACGCCTTCACCGTCGAAAACCCGACCGGCGCCCCCGATGCCCCGGAAGTCGACGACTCCGGCGACGACAGCATGGACGACGACGCCGACGAGCAGGATGCCACCGACGGCAACGACGGGCCGACGCCAGCGGACGCCGCCGTCAGCGACCGCTCCGCGGCCGAGGTGCTGTTCCGCACGACGCTCCGGCGGCTCGCGGCCGTCGAGGCCGACGGGATTCTGGAGCGGCGCAACAAACCGGCCAAACTGGCGGCGTGGCTCGAGGGCCACGAACAGCGGATGAAGACGGAACTCGTGGACGCCGCAAAGGCCACCGGCCGAGACATCGACGGTTTTGTCATGGCGTGGATGGAGGAGACGAAGGACCGCCTGCTCGAGTGCCATCGCTCCGGCAGGCCGTATGAGGAGGCGACGAAGTCATGGACGGATCGTGCGAACTTGAGCGACGGCTGATCGGCGAAGTGCCGGGGCTGCACATCAAGCAGGACGACAATGGCCGCACGGTCATTCGGGGCTACGCTGCCGTCTTTGAGTCGGAGTCGCAGGATTTGGGTGGCTTCCACGAGATCGTGGAGCGCGGCGCGTTCGACGAGGTCATGCGGTCGAACCCTGACGTCTTCGGCAAGTACAACCACGAGCGTGTGATCGGCCGGACGACCAGCGGCACGATGCGGTTGACGGTCGACGATCGCGGTCTGCGATACGAGATCGACCCGCCCCGGGCTGCCGCCGACGTCGTCGAATTGATCGAGCGAGGCGATGTCCGGGGGTCAAGCTTCGCCTTCCGCTCCAGCCCCAAGGACGAGACTTGGACGCGAGACGCCAGCGGCCGAATGATCCGCAGAATCAAGAAGTTTTCCTTCCTCGGCGATGCCGGCCCCGTCGATACGCCGGCTTATCTCGCCACCGAAACCTACGTCAGCAAGCGGGCGATCGAGATGGCGCTCGCAGAAAACACGGCCCAGAAGGAGCCTGCCGATGAGCAGCGAGCGGATAGCCCTGTGGTCGAAACTCCTGCGGAGCCTGTTTCGCCGGCGGCTGAGGCCGACGCCGAGGAGCGTGCCGCCGTCAGCCTCAAACCTACGGCCGGAATGGCCTCGGCGGCTCGACGGGGGCTGAAACTCCACGAGCAGGGCAAGTCTGGCGACGGCCTCAAGCCGGAGACGGTGGCTCGCGCGAATCGTCTGGCCCGCCGCGAGGAGATGAACGATGACTGGGTGCGGGAGATGAACGCCTGGTTCGCGCGGCACGATTCGGCGAGCAAGTCCCCCGGCTGGGACAAGCCCGGCGAGGAGAAGCCGGGCTTCGTGGCGTGGCTCCTGTGGGGCGGGAACGCCGCCAAGAACTGGTCGGCCCGCAAGGTCAAGGAAATGGAGGGCGAGCGCGACCTCCCCGTGATCGACGAGGAGCGAGACAACGACGACGAGTCGCTTGATCCGCCGGCCGTAACCGTCGAGGTTAAGGCGCGGACGGAAGACTTCCTGTCGACGATCGCGTCTCTCAAGGCGGCGCTGCTGTCGACTCATTTGCACGGCAAGTAGTCCATAGGCTACAAAGCACGATATACGCCTCACGAAGGATTTCGTGAGGAGCAGTGCGAGCGACTTGAGGATTCAATTCGCGGCGCGCTTGCGGGCAAACCACCCGCCGGCCGCCGCACCTTCGCGATTGGCCGGCTCAACCAGGAGCAAGGCCAATCATGGCGAGCAACCTCAAGCGTCTTCAGGACCGGGCCGCGGCCGTCGCCTCGCGGATGAAAGAACTGGCCGCCGTGGCCGAGCGTTCGGAGGAGCAGACCGCGGAACTCCGTCGGCTTTCCGACGAGGCCGACAAGGTCAAGGCCGACCTGGAGTTTGAGGGCAAGCTGGCCGCGAAGGAGCAGGAACTCCGCGCGGTCCTCGAGCCGGCGGCTCCCGCCGCCCCCGCCCCTGTGGTGGCCGAGCAGCCGAAGAAGGTCGAGATTCGGGCCATCAACCCGCATCACACGACCCTGCGGGCCTTCAACGACAGCCCCGAAGCCGTCGAGAGCGCCTACCGCTGCGGCCGGTGGCTGCGGGCGCATGTGTTCAAGAACTCCGACGACCTCCGGTGGTGCAAGGATCACGGCGTCGAGGCCCGCGCCCTCAACGAGGGCAGCAATTCGGCCGGCGGCAGCCTGGTGCCGGAGGAGTTCGCCAACCGCGTCATCCGCCTCGTCGAAACCTACGGGACGTATCCCGGGGCCGTCGAGAACGTGTCGATGTCGCGGGACACGATGGTGATCCCCAAGCGGCTGTCCGGCACCACGGCGTACTTCGTCGGCGAAGGCTCCAGCGTCACCGAGAGCGAGCCGACCTACGGCAACGTGTCGCTCGTCGCGAAGAAGTTGGCCGTCGGCTGCCGGATGAGCACCGAGGTCGTCGAGGACGCACTCGTCTCGCTCGCGGATGCCGTTGCAACCGAGTTCAGCACTTCTCTCAGCTTCAAAATCGACCAGTGTGGCTGGATCGGGGATGGCACCTCCCAATATGGGGGGGTCAACGGCGTCGTCAACAAGATCAACGACGGCACCCACACCGCCTCGGTCGTGTCGGCCGCGTCTGGCAACACGGCGTTCGAGACGCTGGACATCGAGGACTTCCTCGCCGTGATGGGCAAGCTGCCCCTCTACGCCCGCCAGGGCGCGGCCTGGTACGTCTCCCCGTCCGGCTACGCCGCGAGCATCGCCCGCCTGAAGTACGCCGCCGGCGGCAACACCGTCGACAACCTCGGCGCCGGCGCTGGCGAGTCGTGGCTGGGGTATCCAGTGCGGATGGTGCATGTGATGAACAGCACCCTCGGCGCGGACGCCAGCAAGGTGAAGGTGCTCTTTGGCAACCTCTCCCTCGCCTGCATCTACGCCCGGCGTCGTGACTTCTCGGTGCGGCTGTTCGATCAGGTCTACGCGACCACCGACCAGCTCCTGCTCCAAGGCACGATGCGGTTCGACTCTGTGGCCCACACCCTCGGCACGACTTCGGAGGTCGGTCCCGTGATCGCCCTCCGTTCGGCCGCCTCGTGATAACAGGAGCACCTGAAGCATGATCCACTCCCAGAACCACAAGGTCGTCGCGGAAGTCCCCTCGGCCGCCATTGGTGCGACCGCGACGGCCACGCTGACGATCGACACCATCGGCTACGACCACGCCAGCGTGGCTGTCCTGCGGGCCAGCAACGCCAGCACCGTGTTCGCGAACGTGATCAAGGTCGAGGAGTCCGACGACAACTCGACCTACACGAACGTCACCGCCCTCGTCGGCGGCGGCACCGGTGGGTTCACGATCCCGGCTGTCTCCAGCACCTCGGCGACGTCCATCCTCAAGATGGACATCGACACGCGGGCGAAGAAGCGCTACCTCAAGGTGTCCTACACGCCCGGCGCGACCGCGACCGTGGCGATTACGGCTCGCCTGGGTCGCGGCGAGGAGTCGCCGATCTCGAATACGGATGCCGGTGTCATCGGCCGAGTTGTTGGCTAGTCCCGTCCAAGCGGGACGGCCATGATGGCCGACAAAGGCGCAAGGATGCGCGCCCGCTCCTTCCAAGGAGCGAATCATGCTGCTGCGTATTGGTAACTGTGAAGCCGAGGTGAAGGTCGCCGCTCTGATGAGCGTGCCTCGCCTCGGCTTCACTGACAACTTCTTCTGCATCTCGCAGGCTCTTGCGCCTCACGGCATCGCGCCGATCAAGCACACTGGCGTATTCTGGGGCCAGTGTGTCCAGCGCTGTCTCGAGCAGGTGGTCGACACGCACGACGTCGTGCTCACTATCGACTACGACACGATCTTCACCGCGAAGACCGTCGAAGCGCTCCTGGCCCTGCTGATGCACTCCGGCTACGACGCCATCGCGCCGCTCCAGACCAAGCGGGAGGCGAACACGGTCATGTTCGCCCTCGAGGGCGTGTCGCCGGATGACAAGACGACGGTCGAGAACGACTGGTTCAGCAAGGTCGTCCAGCCGGTGGAGACGGCCCACTTCGGCTGCACGTTCATCCGCACGGCTGCGATCAAGAAGATGCAGAAGCCGTGGTTCCTCCATGAAGCCAACGAAAAGGGCGAGTTCAACGGCGGCCATGTGGACGAAGACATCTATTTCTGGAAGAAGTTCCACGCCGCTGGCAACAAACTCGGCATCGCCACCAACGTCAGCGTCGGCCACGCCGAACTGATGATCACCTGGCCGTCGCGGAGTGCTGAAGGCGGCAAGGTGCAGCAGCACACGACGGAGTTCTGGAACGGCGGCAAGAAGCCGCCCGAGGGCGCCTGGGGGTTTGTGCCATGAGGATCAGAGTCGTCAAGCCATTCGCCGGGTATCGTGCCGGCCAAGAGTTCGACTGGGGCGACGGCGCCGCCCGCATCTACATCGCCAGGGGGCTGGCCGAGGAGGTCGTTGAGCGGCGGCTCGAGACGGCGATGGTCGAGAATCGCAGCGAGCAGGCGGCCATGCCGCAGCCCAGGAGGAAGGTCCGATGACCGTCACGATCACCTACGGCTCCCCGGAGTACCCGTCGGCCGGCGTCACGCCGTACCGAAGCCTCATCAAGCACACCGCCCCGGCGGTCTACCCGGTGACGCTCGCCGAGGCGAAGACGCAGTGCCGCGTCGACACCTCCGACGAGGACACCTACCTGACCAGCCTGATCGCGATGGCGACGGAGTACGTCGAGAACGTGCTGGACATCAGCTTGATCTCCCAGACGCTTGAGGCCCGCTACGACTGCTTCCCCCTGTGGGAGATCATCCTTCCGCGCCCACCGATGGCGAGCGGCACGGTGACGGTGATCTACCGAGACGAGGCCGGCGCCAGCCAGACGATCACCTCGGCCACGGGGGCGTTCCAGACCGACCGCTACGCCACGCCCGGCCGCATCTACCCGGTCTACGAGGGCGTCTGGCCGGCGGTACGAGGAGACGAGAACAGCGTCGTCGTCCGCTGGGAGGCCGGCTACGGGGCCAGCGGCGCGAGCGTGCCGAGCACGATCAAGGGTCTGCTCCTGCTCCTCGTGGCCCACTGGTTCGAGATGCGGCAGCCCGTGGTCACCGGCTTCAGCCAGGTGCTCCCGGTCCCGCAGACGTTCGACACGCTCTTGGCTGCCTCCGGGTGGGGTGGATACCGATGAGCCTGACGGCGACGGTGGAGGCACGGGTGAAGGCTAGGTCGGCGACGACGAGCGGCCTGACTGCGTCCATCGACGACCACCCGCTGTCATTCTTCTTCGATGTCGGCGACTGCGCGACGGTGTGGAGCGACCGCCGGACGTTCACCTCTGGAATCGACGAGATCGACTTCTCAGCGATCGGCGTCGGGACGGTGAAGCTGCTCTGCTTGAAGAACCTGTCGTCCACTAGCCAGATCGCCCTGTCGGCCGGCTGGACGGGGAGCCAGTTCAGCGTCTTCCGGCAGGACGTTACGTCGTGGAACTTCTCGCCGCTGATCAACCTTGGGGCGTTGACGCTCCGCGGCTACCCGATCCGCGAGGGCGGGGCGTTCCTTCTCTCCTGCCCGAACTCGGCCGGCTTCGCCACGACGTCCGGCGGGAGCATCCTTCGGGTCGGCGGCACGGCCGGGCAGCAGTACGAAATCTACGTCATGGGAACCTGACCGATGGCACTCTCCGCACAGATCAACCTGTCGATTGTGGCCCACGAAACGGCCGACGCCGACATCTCCCGGTCCATCCGGGTGACGCCGGCGACGTACTCGGTGACGCTATCCGACGGCACGGCCGCCAACCGGGCCCAGGTGGCTTGGAGCGGCCGACGCACGCTGGCCGGGTCTTCCGAGACGCTGCTCTTGTCGGCCCTCGCCGACTCGCGCGGCGGCTCGCCGGCGACGGTGACGATGACGGCCGTGAAGGGCTGGTTTGTTCGCAATTCGGGAACCGCGACCCTGTCGTTCGCTGGCGGCCCGTTTCCGGCTGGAGGGGTGTCGGTGGCCCCCGGGGCGGCTGCGGCCCAGTGTGACCCGTCGTCGGCCGGGATGACGGCGGCCGGCGTGACGGTCGCCGGCTCGAGCGGCGCGGCCTACGACATCGTCCTCGTGGGCGAAGGGACCGTGGCGTGATCATCGGCCAGATGCGGGAGCGCGTGGCGATCAAGGCCCAGACGGAGGTGCGAAAGCCCTCCGGCGAGACGGTCATGGACTGGAGCACGACTGTCGCGACTGTCTGGGGCAGCGTCAACGGCCTGTCGAGCCGGGACATCCTCCAGGCCCAGCAGGCGAACGTGATCGCGACGCACCGACTCCGCATCCGCTACCGGAGCGACGTCACGCACCTGAACAGGCTGGTGTGGCGCGGCCGTACTATGGAGATTGCGGCGGTCGTGGAGCGAGACAACCGCACGGCCCTGGAAATCCTGGCCCGCGAGGTGCAGTGATGGCAATCCAGATCGACGCAACGCAGCCGCGCGACTTCGGCGGCCGGTCGGCCCGGCAGATCGTCGAGGGATTCGTCAGCATCCAGACCGCCGGCGCTCGAGAGATCGCCAAGGAGCTGGAACTGATGGCCCTGCGGGCGCAGCGCGACCCGGGGCAACTCCGCGCGAAGGCCGTCAAGAGGGCGTCGGAGATTCTGGTCAAGGGCTACCGCTCCAAGATCAACAACGTCACCGACAACCTCTCCAAGTCCATCGCGACGCGAATCCGGCAGTACGACGGGGCGACGGTCGCCATCACCGGCCCGCGAGTCACCGGCGCGGTCGGGGCCGACCCAGATATGGGGAGCGGCAACCATGCCTGGCTGGTCGAGTTCGGGACTGGCCCCCGCCGCCCCGGCACGCAGGGCCGTCGCACCTACATCAACGTCCACCAGATGATCAATGGGAAGATGAACCGGGCCGGCACGTTCAACGACAAGCAGTTCGCCAGCATGAGCCGCGGATACTACTTCCTCATGGGGTCGAAGAACGAGCGGACCAGGCAGGCGAAGGCCGGCAGCGGCGGCGACCATGACTTCTGGACGCCGAAGGGCGGCGGAAAGCAGCGGCCGGTCACGCTTCATCCTGGCGAGACGTACCGCCCGATGCCGGCGAAGCACCCGATGGAGAGGACGATCTCCGAGAACTCCTCGGCCGTCCTGGCCGCGCTGATCGCGAACATGCGGAACTACATCGAGGAGCTTCAGTGATCACGAAGCCAGAGGACTACGTCTACTACCGGCTGACGACCTCCCCGCAGGTCGCCAGGCTCGTCGGGTTCAACGTCTACCCGATCGCCGTACCGAAGTCGGCCGGCTTCCCGTTCGTGGTCTACAAGCGGCAGAACATCATCCGCGAGGCCAGCCTGGCCGGGCCGATCTTCATGCCCCTCCTCTCGATCCAGATCGCCTCCTGGGCGCTCACCCACGACGCCGCCAGGGAGTTGGGGGACGCCGTCCGGCTTGCGCTGGATGGCAACACCGGCACCGCTGCCGGGGCTACAATCCAAGATATGAGGCTCGTCAGCGAGACTGACGACTTCTTGGACCCGACGGCCGTGGGAGCACAACTCCCGCCGGCTTACGAGGTCCGGCAGTTGTACCAGATCAGGTGGCAGGAAGCCGCCGACTAACCCTACAGGTCACGACATCGGCGCAAGGAGGCGCGACTCATGGCAGGCGTTTCGGCACAGGGACTGACGTTCTCGTTCGGCGGCTCGAACCTCACCGTCACCTCGGTCCAGGTCAATGACACGCAAGACCTCATCGACGGCAGCCACCTGGGCATCGCCCCGAACGGCCGCCGGGAGTACGTCGGCGGCTTTGCCACCGACCGTGAGGTGCAGATCGACTACATCTCGACGACGATCCTCACCGCCGGCGTGTCGGGCAGCCTGTCGATCTCCGGCCCGCTCTCGTTCAGCGGCAACGCGACGATCGCGTCGTCCTCGATCGGCGGCTCCGTCGGCGCCCTTGTCAGCGGGAGTGCGACGTTCCGAGTCGCGTAAGCGATGGCGGGATTCGCAGCCCACGGGGCGACATTTACGTTCATTGGCTCCCGCGCCACATTCTCAGGTGCGGTCGTCGGAGTCAATGTCGAGACGCCAACCGCAGAGGTCGTGGATATGACCTCTGTGGTTGACGCTCCCGGCGCAAGCGTGCTCGTCCCGACTGGCGAATGGAGCGGCGCCAGCATCTCCGTCGACTTCATCGTGACGTCGTCCTCCGACATCACGCAGGCGGTTCGCGGCGTCGGACCCCTGGTATTTGCGTCCCCGCGATGGAGCGTGGCTGCGCGAGTGATTCTTGAGTCTGCCAACGTGGAGGCTCGCGTTGGCGATGTTGTTCGTGGTTCTGCGAAGTTTCGTGTCACTGATTACCAAGGAACGTGATTCATGGCTCTGAGCAAGGCGAAGATTCTGGCGGCGAAGGACGTCAAGTTGTCTGAGGCGGTTCCGGTCCCCGAGTGGGGCGGCGACGTCCATATCCGCACCATCAGCGGGACGGAGCGTGATCGCTTCGAGGAGGCGTACAGCGAGCAGAAGATGAAGGCGTTCCGCGTTCGCTTCCTCGTGATGACGCTGGCCGACGACAACGGCGAGCGGCTCTTCGGTGACGCCGACATCGACGCCCTTGGCGACAAGTCCAGCGTCGTGATCAACCGCCTGTTCGACAAGGCGTGGCAGCACAACGCCTTCACCGACAGCGCGGTGGAGACGCTGGGAAACGATTCACCGACCGCCCCGAGCGAAAGTTCTACTTCGACCTAGCCTTGGCGCTGGGCCGGTCGGTGCGAGAGTTGCTCGAGACGGTCGACTCGCAGGAGTTGTCGGAGTGGTTCGCGTACCAGCAGCGGTGGCCGCTGGGGAACGGTTGGCAGCAGACGGCGAGGATATGCAGGACGATCATGGCCGCGTCGGGCAACTACAAGCGAGTGCCTGACGAGGATGTGTTCATCCCGGCACAGAAGCGACCGAAGCAATCGCATGAGTCGATGCTGACGGAACTGATGAAGTTAAAGCAGCCTCAAGGATGAGACGATGAGCCGTCGCGGGTATCTCGGCAAAATCTCGGCGATCCTGACGTCAGACTCCAAGGGGTTGTCCCGCGGCCTGAGTAACGGCGCCAAGGACGTCACCCAGTTCGCGAGGAAGATTCAGAGCACCATCTCCGGCGCCACGAGCCGCGCTGGCAAAGAGTTCGACAACATCTTGACGCCGTTGCAGAAGTTGCAGCGGGCGCTCAAGCTGGGCGTCGGGCAGAATCTCAAACTCGTCAACCAGCAGGAAGTTCAGGCGATCCGGCAGTTTGTCGAGGCCGCCGAACGGATCGCCAAGCCGGTGTCGCAGGCCGCGAAGGACTTCGCCGGCCTGTCGGCGCAGGTGCAGAGGAACTTCGCCCCAGCCCTCGAGTCAGCGCAGAAGGCCGCCGAGCAGCTCCGCGTATCTCTCGGCAGCGGCGCCAGGGTGAGCGAGCGTGACTTTGCCAACCTCGAGGCGAGGATCAACCGCGTCGCACAGGCCGCGACTCGCCTGCGAGAGGCGGGCCAGACGGCCGGCAGCCTGGCGTCGGGGCAGGAACTCCGTTTCCAGCAGCCGGGATTCGTCCAGCAAGCCGCCCGCGCCGCGGCACTTCAGCAGCAGGCGGCGTCGCTGTCGCCGGACCAGATACAGGGCGGCGGCGTGGCGGCGCTCGTCGGCCAGCAGCGGCAGGCGGCCCAGGAGGCGCAGAGCCTCCTCTCCACGCTCGAGCGTATCCGCATCACACGAAACGGCGACGCCCAGGCGGCAGAGGCGGCGTACAACCGCCAGGTGGCCGGGTTGCGAGAGATCAACGATCAGTTGGAGCAGGAGATCACACTGTCAAGACAGGCTGCGGCGGCAGCGCAGCAACTCGCCGACGCGCAGAATAGATTCGATGGCGTAGAGCGAGACAGGCGTAGCGGTGCGACCGCCCGCAGGAACGCAAACGCCTTCGAGGACGCGACGGCCGGCGTCATGGAGCGGCAGAGGCCGGCGGTGAGCGGATTCGGGCCTGTCGTCCGCACGATGGAGTCGGAACTCGCTCGCGCCAGGGCTTTGCAGGAACAGTTCCGATCGCTTCCCGCGGAAGCCCAGCAGCAGTTGGAGGAGCAGAAGAGGCGATTCGACGTCGTCGCGAACGCCGCAGCGGCGGGTTCCGCCGGAATCGACACGTTCGCTGCATCGAATGACCGCCTCGCAGAGTCCATCAGGAGAGCAAACGAGCAGCTTGACCAGCAGGCAGCCGCGAGGCAGCGAGCGGCTGACGCCTCCCGCTTGCTTGTCATCGACCAACAGACAACTACGCTCCTCGACAATGAAGGGCGGGCCTCGCGCTCTGGCGACCCATTTCGCGCTTTCACTGGCAGGATCGGTGGCGAAATCGGCTCGGTTCGTCGCCAGATAGAGGAACTCCCGGGTCTTGCGGCCACCCTCGGCCCCCCGGTGGACAACCTCACGACACGGTTCCAGAACCTCGCACGCCAGGGCGTCGGCACGACGGCCGAGCAGTTGCAAGGAGTCCGAAACGAGATTCAGGCCATCCAGGCAGCGATCACCAGCCGCGGTGACATAGGCCAGCAGTTCCTCCGCAACTTCGGCGGCGCTGGCGCCGCGGGCCTGAACCTCGGCGTCGACACGAGGTCGCTGAACGCCGTCGGCGCGCAGATCGAGTTCGTCCAGGGGCGTCTTGCTGGGCTGACTGCCCAACAGCGGGGGCCGGCAATTGCCGCGCTCGAGGCGTACCGGATCGCTGCGTTTCGGGCGTACAGCGGCCTTGAGGAAAACGTCGAGGAGGCTGCGGCAGAACTGGCGAGACTGCGACAGGAGTTGATACGCACCGCCGCCGCCGCCGCTGGGGTCGGCGAGGGCGGCTTCGGGCGTGACCTCGCCCGCGTCGGCGACGTTGCCCGGGGCGCATTCGGAAACGCTGGCCTCGCAATCCAGCAGGCCGCATTTGCCCTCGACGACTTCTTTAGCGTCACGGGGGGTCTGGATCAACGGATTCGGGCGGCCGGCAACAACCTCTCGCAACTTGGTTTCATTCTCGGCGGGACGACGGGGCTGATAGTCGGAATCAGCACATCAATCACTGCTCAGTTGGTCGCTGCGCTGATCAAGTGGTACAGCACGGGCGTCCAGACTGACGACCAGTTGAAGTCTTTGAACCAGACTCTGGGGCGGCAGAAGTCACTTGTGGAGTCGCTGGCGGCGGCCTACGACGCTGTGGCAGAGTCGATCGAGAGGGCCGGCGGAAGCAGAGCCACGCAGCAGTTACGAGAAAGGGACAGGACGCTGGCCGACCTGCGCAGGCAGCAGGATGCACAGCGGAGGGAGCAAATCGCTGCCCTTGACCCCACTGTGCAGCGAGAGCGCGGCATCCAGGCGGCCCGGCAGCGCGAGCTTGAGAATGCAACCGACCCCGGCGAGCGCGTTCGCCTTCAGCGTGCAATCCGCGACTCGCAGGAGGCAGAGCGAAGGGCGGCGGATGCTGCCGTCGCAAGGCCGGGGATTTCGGCAGAGCAAGCCGTCGATGGGGTCGCACAGGCCAGGCTTGCAGTCAGGTCTGCTGAGATCGAGGCGCAGACGCAGTCGCTCATAAACGCAAACCCAGAAGACGCACAACGATTCCTCCAGCAGCGACAGCAGCGACTCCTTGAGGCGGAAGCCGAAATAGCGGACTTCCGCAACCGGCAGTCAGAGGCCGTTCGCAATGCCGGCGGCCCCCGCGAGCAGGCTGCGGCGGCCAGGAGCCTTATCGAGGGAGAGCAGCGACGCATTGAGGCAAGCATCCGGCCGGGCGACACGACCGCGAACGCCGAGCGTCGAAGGCAGTTGGAAGACCTTGAGAGGCAGAAGCTAAACCTCGAGAAGGATATCTTCCGCGACGCGACGAACAAGGTCGCCATCGAGGCGACAAAAGCCGCCATCGACGCCGCTAACCAGATCGGCCGCGCGCAGGAGACTCTGGCGAACGCACTCAATGGCGGGGCGTCCCAGATCGAGCGTGAGTTGAGCGCTCTGAATGAGCGTCTCGTCAAGGCGGAAAAGCAACTCAAGACGGCCCAGGAGGGGGGCGACGTTGATGCCGCCGAAGCGGCGAAGAAGGAGATCGAAGCCGTCAGGAATCTTGTTGCAGAACAAGAATCACTCGCAAACACAACCAAGGCCGTTGCCGAAGCCCTTGACAGACTAAGCAACCAACTCGTCGATACCGTCGCCCAGGAGGCGAGGTCGGCGTCCGATCAGGCCCGCAGGACCGCAAACCGCGCCCAAGCCGACCGGAACAGGCCGGGCGTGGACTTAGAGTTTGAGCAAAGGAGAGCCGCCAGACTAGAGGCCGAGGCGCAGCGAGCCGAGGCCGACCGCGAAGAAGTGCGCGCAAGAAACACGGCATCCAGACAAGACTTTGAGAGGGCAGCAGCAGCAGGCACGCTTGGACCCGAAATAAAGGACTTAATCAGACAACGCGACGAAGCGCAGCGTGTCCTTGACTCGGAGACTGCTTCCGTTAAGCAGAAGCAGGAAGCGGAGCAGCAGCGCGAAGCGGCGAACAGAGCCATAGATCGCGAACTGGACATGCGGGGAGACAAGCCACGAGAACGGGCGAATGAGGCAGTTGTCAGGGCGCAGCAAGCGAGGTCACTTGATGAGTCCATCCTCCGCGGTCGCGAACTCCTCAAGACCCCGCTTGAGAGGGCAAGGGAAGAGGCTGGGCAGAGGGCTTTCGACCTCAAAAATGCACTCGACGAGCAGGGCGCCAACCGCGCCCAAAGAGACGCCGCCTTCAGCCGAGAGGCGCTCGCCCAGGCGATGCAAGTCGCCCCGATGCTCATGGGCTTCCGCGACGAGCGAATGAACGCCCTCCTCCAGGGGCCGTCCCGCGCCGCCCTGAACGCCGCCGACACCAACACGATGGAAGGGCAGCGGGAACTGAACCGCCTCCTGCGAGGAGACGACCCCAACAAGGATGTGAACCTCGTCGAAATGCAGAAGCAGACGGAACTGCTTCAGGGCGTCATCGACGCCATCAAGCAGCAGGATCAAGGCGCCACCGTGGAAATCAGAGGATAGAAACAATGGCAGACATTTCTTACAGCGTCACCGTCGCGGTGAACAAGGACAACCTGAGCAACAACATCTCGGCGTCCAGCGTGACGGCGACGATGAACAACGCCGGCCTCAAGAGCGTGACCTACACGCTCACGACGACCGCCGTGTCCATCTCGACGGCGAACCTGACGGCCGTCGGGCTGGCATTCTTGAGAAACCTGTCGACGGCCACCGCTGCCACGGCCCAGTTCGGCATCGCAGCCGGCGGGTCGTTCGCGTCGGCCTGCACCCTACGGGCCGGCGAGCCGGCGGTCTTTCGCCTGTCGGCCGGGACGGAGTACGCCGCAATCGGTGCGGCCGGCGCCCGGCTCCGCGTGGACATCATCGAGGGTTAACCTGTGCCGAAGCTCATCAGCGAAGTAACGTCGGGCCAGTCGAACGAACTGACCGTCCAGCAGGGGCAGGCGTCGGGGACGCGGGTCCGCGCGTGGCGTGTCATCCTGAACGCCCCGGGCGAGCAGTACTCTGTCGAAGGGGCCATCGGGGTCAGGGTCGGCGACCTGTACCCCGGCGACATCACGATGACCTGCTCGTCCATCAGCGAGCGGGCCAGCGGCGACTCGCGGGTCGCTCGCGAGATCACGGCGACATACAAGACGATCGACGGGCAGGGTCAGCAGCCAGAGCCGCCGGACATTCGGCCGGCGACGTTTTCGATTTCTTCGACGCTGATCGAGGTTCCGGCGAATAAGTGGCGAGAAGTTGACAAGGTTATTCAGGCGCCGTTTGGCATAGGAAACCCACAGATTGTTCTTGGGCAGGAGGAGGACACGACCAACCCAGTAGGCGACAGGTACGAGGGAGTCGCGAAGACCGTACCGATCATAACGATTACCATCGAGCAATTCGACAACTACCCGACATCGAACCTTGACCGCTCAGGATACATCAACAGCGATAGCATTTCTTTTCTCGGGTGGTCAATAAATAAGTACCACTGTATGCTGCGGAGTATCAACATCCGGCCCGTAGTCGAGAAGTTCGGCGACCTCACCTATCGCGGATTCACTCGGACGTTTGAGTTCGCCGTCAAGATGCAGGGCGGGTGGGTCCACGAACAAATCCTTGAAGGATGGAACTGCAAAAACGACGGCCTCGGCATCGGCGGCGCTAACGCCGTTGATGAGGGGGCGCTGTCTCTCAAGCACGACCTGTTTGTCGTTGTCAAGCCACTTGAACTGGCAACGCCGGCCGGCCAAAAGGTACGGGCAAGTGTCAAGATCGCGGCACAAAATAAGGGAGGCGCGGACAGTTGGTGCCAGCGGCCGTCTGGCCTGCCGGTCGCGCTGAACGAGGACGGAACACCACGAAACGTAAACGTCGCCGCCCCAAAGGTTCTGACTAAGAAATACATCACCAACGAGCCGTTTGAATTCGGCCGCAACTTCCAGAACCTCGGCGTCCGCATACGGGACATCATCTGATGACTAAAGGCAACCGCCTCGGTGACAACCTGACGGACGCCCTGATCCGGGTCGTGCAAAAGGTGGAGAACACGCCCGATGGCGGGCAGTTCTTCAGCGTCACGGGCCGGTTCGAGGACGTTGCCCGCCCCGTCACCTTCCGCATCTGCACCTTCACCGGCGCTTGGTCGAAGAACCAAGACAAGACGATCACGTTCAAGCACGGCGGCGGCGGGACGGTCGTCGCGACGAACCTGTTCGCGAACCTTTCGGCCCCGGCGTCAACGGCTCACTGCGCAATTCACGCCGAAGGCACGGCCTGGTATCTCATTTCCGCGGAGTGCGAGTGATGGTGCTAATGCCGTGCGGCAAGTGCTGCGACAAGTGCGCTTGCCAGAGTTGCATTTGCTGCGAATGCGACGGCACGATCCCTGGCGACACGGCGGCGACGCCAACCGCACGCTGGGCTCGGTTCATGTCGGGCAAACTATCGAGCAGCGCACACGACGATCTTGAGGCTGATTTTCCTTGTGCCTCTCTCACCGCCTACGAACGGTTCGCCACATCCGAGAGTTACGACCGGCTTGTCGCGTTGCTGCCAGACTGCCAGATCAGTCGCCGCTGGGACTCACAGAGTGAGTGCGTGGATGCACTCATCGCTTCTGAGGTGGCCACCATCATCGCCGCCGGCGAGCCCTACACCTATGACCCGTGGTACGGCTGGTGCCGCATTCCGACAAAGGTCGGCGACTCAATCACGATTGACGCGACGTTTGGCAGCGGGGCCAAGGCAGAGATTTCCAAGCAAGACGACTGCACGATCTCTGAAATCACCGTGACAGACGGCGGGTCTGGGTACGCCCGCCTTGGCCGCATTGCACCGACGCTGACGATCTCAGGCGGCAGCGGCGCGGGGGCCACGTTCACGCCGACGCTCTCGAGTAGCGGCTCGCCTGCGGTCTGGGCGCTCTCCAGCGCCACGGCCAGCGGCGGCAGCGGTTACGTCGATGGAGAGAGTCTGACCATCACGGCCGCGATCGGCGACACGACAGTCACCAAGGCGGCGGCCACAGTCACGGCACGCAGTCAGCCGTCGATCACGGCCACGGCCGGCGGCAGCGGCACTGGCGCGACTCTGAGCGTATCTGTGGCCGAGACTGGTAAGACACCAAAGACCTGGAACATCTCCGCTATCTCAGTCACCGCCGGCGGGACGGGCTACAAGGCCGGCGACCCGGTGACGCTTGGTTACAGCAGCGACGTAGTGGTTTCTGGCAGCACGTCTGCCAGTGTTGTCGTCAGCGACGAACGAACGGAGCCAGAGTTCTCTGTGGACGCCAGCGGTGCAGGCGGAACCGGGGCGACGTTCTCGTTTTCCTACGCCTACGACTCGCTTTACAACGACTACGAACTGACCGCGATTACCGTGACCAACGGCGGCAGCGGCTACAGCACGGGCGGCACGGTCGTCCTCAACAAATCCGCCGACACCACGGCAACCGGCAACACACTTGAATGGTCAGATGCCGAGGGACAATTCCCCGGGCCGATCATTTTGGAATACACCGTCTCCGGCGGCGCAATCGCTAGTGTAAGCGGGTGGGGCGTGCCGCTTGACGGGCTTTACGGCTGGAGGCTGGCCGGTGTCATCGAATCAGTGAACTACGGCCAGCAGACCGAGTACCACAACAAGATCGGTGCCGCCAGCGCCGTCACCGTCACCAACGGCGGCCAGTATTACAGAGAGGACGCCAGCGCGCCACCAGAGGTTGCCACGCTCACGATCTACGACAAGCGTGGCGCTGGCGCTGCGGCCGAGTATCAAGGCACGATTGACGAAGACACCGGAAGCCCGACGTTTGGCAAGGTGTTGTCAGTCACAAGGGATTGGACTGGATTTGGTGGGGGAGAACTCCTGCCCACTCCTACGTCGTCGCTGACGCCGGAAGAGCGGCAAAGCATGTTGACGATGTTCTGCCCCCACAGTCTGCCGACACCACCAGCTGGCTTCGATGGATTCTGGGAGCCACTGACCAGCCACGAGCCAGTGACGTTCGCAGATGCCGCGGAGGTCGAGGAGAAAATAGCCGAACTGTATGGAGCCGGCGGTCCGATGGACGCTGCCAAACTGTACGCAGGGTATTGTTCGGCCAGAACGCTACTGAAGAGCGACGGCACCGAGCACATGCTCGGCTGGAGTACGCCCTACCGCAAAGGCTCACCGCTGACGCCCGCCGTCGTGGCCGCCTTGTGTGCCGGCGGGCTGCCGTGGAAGTACCAGCCGGACGAGGAGTACCCGGCAGTATTTACGTCGTGGGGTACGGCCATCTTTTCCAACGACGACATCCCGCCGGTGAGGTCGATCACACTCAAGGCATCGACTGGAGATGCCGTGGTAGATGACTTTATTGAGGCGGGAACCAAGGGCGTTGACCCAGTAGCCAATTACGCAAAGACAGTCACCTTCAGCGACCGTGACAACTGCGACGACAGGTACACCGGCGACGTTACGATTGGCAACGCTCTAACGTCTGGCGAAAAAAGCATCACGATTGAGATCACGAAGAGTGCCGGCGGAACGCCGGTGCAAACGTGGTACGTTGGCGTGACGTTCCGGCCTTGCAGCCCGCGAGACGACATTCCGCCAGCAGGCAGTGCCGGGCCGTATATTAGCGATTACGTTATCAGACGGCTTGACCACGCAACCTCGACGCTGACCGACGTTACGAACGACCTGATTGAAAACTCCTTGTCGTTCCGCCCCTACGAGAGTCAAGGGGACTGCGAAAGCCAGAACCTCCGCACCGACGCCCTTTGCGCCGGAACGCTCTGGCAGTTCTATGGAGAAGGGGACGAGGAAAGCCTCAAGTTTACCTGCTGTTGGGGTTATGCCGCAGACACAGAGTTCCCAGACGCGGAGTGACCAGTGATTTCCCGCAGCGTTCCCGTTTCCGTCCCGTTTCGCGGCACCGTGCCGGCCGACGCCGTCGCGTCTGCGGTTCGCACGCTCCTCGGGGATCGGCCAGGGAAGGGCGTAGTGCGGATCGTCGTGGAGCGTGAGGTTTCCGGCCCGGGTTCAGAACTGATGGCGATTCTGCATCGGCTTGGGTTTCGTGCCACGGCGGGGTGCAAATGCCTCCAGCGAGCGGAGACGATGGACCGCATGGGGTGCGACTGGTGCGATGCCAACGTGCCGCTGATCGTCGGCTGGCTCCGCGAGGAGGCGACGAAACGCGGCCTGCCGTTCCTCGACGCCGCCGGCGCCATGCTGGTCAAGCGGGCCATCAAGAACGCCAAGAAGTCACAGGCTTCCGCTGTTGCCCGCCAGCAGCCGCCCGGGTAGCATCATGCTACAAGGCAAGACATCAAGATGGCCGCCAAAGACCACCACTTCAAACTCCACGGCCTCCGCTGGCTCTTCCGGTTCACGAGGCTCCGGGGCAGCGCCGCCGGCTGGGCCTACCTCCCGAACCCGCTGAAGCCGCAGCAGGAGCGGAAGATTCTCATCGACGACCGGCTGAAAAATCGCCCCCTCTTGGAGACGATCGTGCATGAGTGCGTCCATGTCTCGTTCCCGTCGGCGAGTGAAGAGCACGTTACCGAGTGCGCCAGAGACATCGCCAGAGTCCTCTGGACCCTCGGCTACCGGATCGACGCCGGCAAGGCCGCAGAGCCTCGCTGACGCCGTCGCCTCTCGCGTGACGAACTCGCGGCCCGGCTACGCCTGCTGGTTCGACAAACTGCCTGAACACATCAAGCCGGAGTTCGAGGAGGCCCGTCGCCGCTTCGATCGCAACATCCACCAGAAGTCGGCCTACGCCCGCGCCATCATCCAGGTGGCGAAGGATCGCGGGATCGAAATTGCCGGCGAGAATAGGGTGATCGAATGGCTAAGTCGCGGTCGGTAGCCGACGCCGTCGGGGACAAGCTGCCGCCGCCGACGCCACGCGCCGACGCGGAGCAGGTCACGACCCGGCACGAAGGCGCCGATATTGAGGCTCGCTCGACGAGCCGGCGGATCAAGACTGTCGAAGACCTCCTCCGGCACATCGAAGCGGATATGACCCGCTACGAGGTGGCGGCGAGCGAGGCCACGACCTGGGACGTCGGCTCGACGGACGCGGACGGTGACGTCACCGTGACGCAGCTCCACCGGGTGTTCGTCCGACTCAAGCCGAAGGCGGGGCCGACGACTCGCGAGGTCGTCGAGGGGCTGATCGCCGCCGCCAGCCGTGGCATCCGCCAGCACAGGCCGCCAGCGGCGAAGCGACGGAAGCCGGCCCCCGCCGGCCTCTGGCAGGTCGTCGTCGTCGCCGACACGCACTTCGGCGCCTACGCCTGGGGGAAGACGACGGGCGGGGGCGACTACGATCTCAACGTCGCCGAGGGCCGCGTCACCGCCGCCACGCAGAAACTCCTCGAGGCCGGCGACGGCTACGAGCCGGCGGTCAGGACAATCGCCTTCCTGGGCGACCTGTTTCACTTCGACACCCCGGCGGGGACGACCACCAGCGGCACGCCGCTCGAGCGGGACGGGAGGCTCCAGAAGGTCGTGAACGTCGCCAGCGACGTCCTGCTGGGCATCGTGGAGCGGTCGGCCGCGACGGCGAAGACCGAGGTGCTGACGGTCAACGGAAACCATGACGAAGTCCTCACCTGGGCGTTTCAGCGGATTCTGCTCGAGCGGTTCCGCGGGGCGAAGGACGTCACCGTCATGCCGCAGTTCACCGGCAGGCAGTACGTCGCCAGGGGGAAGAACCTGCTGGGGTTCGCCCACGGCCACAAGGCGAAGAAGCGGTTGCCGCAGATCATGGCGCTGGAGCAGTCGGCGGCATGGAGCGCGAGCACCTACCGCGAGTGGCACACGGGCCACCTGCACCACCAGGCGGCCGACCACAACAAGCCGCTGGACACGCTGGACGGCGTCATCGTCAGGACGGCGCCGACGGTGGTTCCGCCGGACGACTGGCACTCGACCGGAGGCTTCATTGGGGCCAGACAGTGCATGGAGACGTTTCTGTACCACCCCGACGGCGGCCTCATGTCCATGCACGTTGCAGGAGTCTAGTTGTGATTGCACACCGCAGGACAGACGCGGAGTGGTTAAGAGCCGCCTGCCTCGAGGCCGCCCGAAGCCATGACCCGTCTACGCAGAACGCAGCGATCATCGTCACGCTTGACAGCCTCGTGGCGGTCGGGATCAACAAGGTGCCGGGCGGCGTGTACCCACTGCCGACAAGGCTCGTGAGGCCAGAGAAGTACGAGTACGTCGAGCACGCGGAGCGGGCGGCGATCTACAGCGCCTGCCGGTACGGCATGACCACCAAAGGGGCGACGATGTTCTGCCCGTGGTTCGCCTGCGTTGACTGCGCCAGGGGGATCATCCTCTCCGGCATCCGGCAGGTGGTCGGCCACGTTCGGACCCGTGCGGCCACGCCGGAGCGGTGGCTGGAGAGCATCCAGAAGGCCGAGGCGATGCTGGACGAGGCCGGGGTAGGGATGCGGTGGATCGCCGATCCGCTGGGGGTGACGATTCGGTTCAACGAAGAGGAGATGCCACTGTGATCATTGGCTTGGCGGGGGCGGCTGGGGCGGGGAAGAACACGGTCGCGGAGCGGCTGCTGGTGGCCCACCAGTGCGTGCCGCTGGCGTTCGCCGACCCGCTCTACGAGGCAGTGTCAGTCATCACCGGCCTGACGGTGGACGAGTTGCAGGACCGGACGCAGAAGGAGCGCACCCTCGGCTGGATTTCCTGCTCGCCGAGGCGGCTGCTCCAGACGCTGGGGACGGACTGGGGCCGGCAGATGATCCACCCGGAGATATGGGTGATGTCCACGATGCGTCGGATCGAGGCCCACCCGGAGTTCAACTACTGCCTGACGGATGTCCGATTCCCCAACGAGGCCGAGGCCATAAAGGCCCGCGGCGGCGTTGTCTGGCGGGTGACGCGGGCGGGCGGCGCCGGCCTGGACGCCGCTGCGGCGGCCCATGCCAGCGAGGCTGGCATCCCCGACAGGTACATCGACCTGGAACTCGCCAACGATGGCAGCGTGGAGTCGCTGTGGCGTGCCGTGGACGCCGCCATCGGAAGCCTACAGGCCGCTACAATAGAGGCATAGCCCCTGTGGCACGCCCCGTGAGGCCCGTCGAGGCCCGCAACGCACAAGGAGGTGCCTGTGGAACCGAAGATTCGCCGTAAGTTCAAGTCGCTGCCCGTCACGCTGTCCACGGCGACCGCGTCTGCGACCACGATCCGTTGGGACGACGTTGCCGGCGGGTGTCTGCTCATGGGGACTGCCGTCACGGCGTCCCAGTCGATCCAGTTGTGGTGCAGCGGCACGACCGACGGCTCGTTCGGCCGCCTCTACAACGCCGACGGCAGCGCCGCCGACATCACGCTCGTCCCGTCGCTGACTGAGAGCCGGACGTATGCCCTGCCGGACGCCGCCTACGGCGTCGGGGCGCTGAAGTTCGTGGCGGCCTCGACGAACTCGACTGCTGCGTCCTGCATCGTCATGCTCAAGACTTGAGGCTGCACCATGACCGACGCAGCCAAGGAAACTATTTTCCAACTGCTCCGCGAGTACGGATTCGCCACGCTGGTCGCGTGTTTTTTGGGCTACGTCGGCCGGCAGGATGTAATCTTGCCAATGGTCGAGTCGCACAAGGCATTCTTGAAAGAAATCGCCGAGACGCAGCGCGAGATCAGTCAGGCCGTTGGCGAGCAGACGCGGCTGCTGTACGCACTCCAGCCACGGGAGACGAAGTAATGGGCATGAGCGGACGGCTACTGCGGCCACGGGCCACGGGCTTCAACCCGTCGTCGATCGGCAGCCTGCAACTATGGCTTGACGGGGCTGACGCCTCCACGATCACGACAGTCAGCGGCGCTGTGTCGCAATGGAATAGCAAGGTAGGCGG